GCCATGGTGAGGGCGGAAGCAACGTCTGCGGAGCAGAGGATGATGTTGCCCTTTCCTCTACGAGTTCTTTGTGCGATAGCGTTCGCATCTCTCTCGATCTGGAACAGAAGTCCTTTGAACTTCTCAACAGACCAGCGACCGTTGGAGTCAACGTCAAGGTCGAATACACCAGCGGTAGCGGTGTTAGCGACAGCACCCTGTTCAGCAACCTTATAGATGGTTCTGATGACTTCACGGTTGATCTCAGCCAGAATCTCAGTAGAGAGAATGTTGGCGAGTTCCGCTTCAGCGTTCAGACCATGGATTGCCTTGAGGTCCTGTGCCAGTTCCAGGGAGTACTCAGCTTTGAGTGCTCTGGACTTAGCGGTTACAGTGACTTTCTCGATAGAGAATGCCATCTGGTTGAAGGCATGTTCGCCAGTGCCCTTGAGGTTCTCAGCGGCACCAGTTGGCATACCCTGACCAACATCGTATCCTGTGGAGGATGCAGTGCCGGTTGGGTTCAGGAGTGCAGGGTTGCTACCAGACTGTGAGGTAGTACCAACACCAGCAACAGGATCAGCGAAGTCGCGTGTGATGTTGGTGTCGAATCCAGCATCCTGACCAGAGAATGCGGAGTTTGCTTCGTCGTAGAATGCCTCGTCGCCAGACTGATTAGTGTAGCGGGAGCGCATTGCGAAGATGAGTCCAGTAGGACCGGACATTGGCTGCACACCAGCGAGGTCATAAGCGACCAGGTTAGGCATGGAGCGTCTGATCAGGGAGATCAGAACGGGGTCGAAACCAGCGGTAGGACCTGCAGCAGCAGAGTCAGCACCAAAACCACCCTGAGCGCCATTGGCGTTAGCAGCGTTGGTTGGGGTTTCGGAGAGGAGTGATCCACCTTGCTCGAAGGCAGATTGCTCTCTGAGGAATTTTTCTTGGTTTTCGAGCAGGACAGCGGTTACAGCTCTACGATGGGGATCTGAGATCTTCTCGCAACCCTCGTGATTGAGGAGAGGTGCCCACTTTTCCTGCAGATGCTCGGATTGGAACATTTGCGTTTACCTATAAAGTTAGTGTTTGTTAAAATGTTGAATTCAGTTATTTGCCAAAAGAACCCATGGTTCTGAGATAGGCACTCATTGAATCAGAATATGATTCAGGAGCTACATCTACACCCTCAGAAAGGGTTTCAGTTTTAGCAACTGGTGCCTTGCCGGAGAAATATGACTCCTTCAGGGTTTCCAGTTTTTCACGATATTCTTCTTCACTTTCAAACTCTACACTTTCGGAAAGTGAGGCGAGCTTCTCTTTCTGAGTGGCAGCGAGCCCTTCAGAAACTTGATCTAAGATTCCATCAGCAACCGACTCTGCGAGACGCTTGTTAAGGGAGATATTCTTTTCGATCTGCTCGTTGAGTTTTGTCTCCATATCATCAAGTTTGTCTACCATGCTCTCAAGCACATCATACTTCTCTTCAGGGATTGATACATAATGTTCTTCAAAAAGACCCTTCATTCCTTCAAGGAATGATTCGGTCATTTCGGTCTTCAGACCGTGCTCAATGGCGAGTGCGTTTTCTTCAAACCACTCGTCAGCAACATACTCAAGGTAAGAATCAACACGCTCAGCGAGTGATTCTTTTGCGGTCTCGACCTCTTCAGCGAGTTGAGCAGCATATGCTTGCTCTAACTCTTCTTTGACAGCGGCGACCTTAGCATTGATCGCTGCTTCAAAGATGGTTTTTGCTTTTGCTTTAAACTCTTCGGAAAGTTCTTCGCCGCCGAGGAGGGCATTTACGTCCTCTTCGACATCGTACTCAGCAACAGTTTCAGTGGTCTCTTCTTCAGCAACTACATCTTCAGTGGAAGTTTCTTCCTCTTCGATGGTAGCCTCTGTATCGAGCTCCTCTTCTTCTTTCTTCATTGCTGGTGCTGCCATTGCGGGTTTTGCTCCTTTATTAACTACATCTCTTACTTGCTTAAGAGTTTTACCTGGTGTGTTCAGCTTTGCTGAATCATCATCAGGTCTATAGTTTTCGGGAGTAGGACCACCGAGATCTTCATAAGACCCGGTTTGACCAGGGGTTACATTATCAGAAGACTGCATTGACATTCCGGCTACTGCCTTAGAATTAACAGCATCACGGACTTGCTTTGTGCCTACTTCCATTTCTTGTAAATTTTTTCCACTAGACATTTGAACTCTCCGATTTAAACCGTATTAAAACTAATATTATTTATAAAATTAAAGATTCGCCAGGAAGTCATTGAACAAACTCAATTTTTTCTCATCGAGTTGTTTTTGATCAACCAAGGTATTAATCTGTCTGTATGTTTTTTCTGCATACTTCTCACGAAGAATGCCTCCATCCCATACCCACTCTTTTCCTTCCATGATACCTTCAACGAAAGCATCAGGGGCAGAAGGATCAGCAACGATATCAGCAGCCGTTGCTAACATGAAGTCGTCACCGACAACATTGATTCCCTCTTTTGTCATTTTGAGGGAACCAATACCACGAGATGAGACTCCGAGTTTTACACCCTCTTCAATAAGTGAAGATGCAATCTTACCCATGGGGGTATTCAAGATCTTTGCTTTACCAATAAAGTTTGCACCACTTTCTCTAAGAGAGACAATCTTATGAGAAACTCTATCGAGATTTACGGTAGGACCGTCTGGGTGTCCAAGTTCTCCAAGTGCTCTACCTGATTGAACATGATTTTCGTTATATCTGCCAACCTCACGGCGCAGGGTCTCCATGGGATACATACGACCATTGCGGTTCTTAATGTTTCCTTGGAGGAATACTCCTTCGATATACAGAGATTTCTTGCCGTTTTTTGATTCAACGACAAATTCTACTGATTCGATTTCTTCTCTAATAAGTTTCATTGTACGCCGCTAATTTGTACTTGTTGAGCATAAAGTTTGCCAGCACCAGTATCAGTTCTAGAGGAAACTTTGAAAGAACCTCTAAGTTCTGCTGCTTTTCCTGATGTAGCACTAAATGATGTTGTGATTCCAGAAGAATCATGAGTCACTGTAATTCTTGAACTGAAATATCCACCAACATCAGCAGATGTATCAACAGATGCAACGGATTTATGTGTAAAGTCCAGATATGACTGTCCAGAAACAGTCAATGACACACGGTCTCCAACTTCAAATGGAGATGTTGTTCCCTGTAAGAAATCAATAGTTGTCGTCGTTCCTGTCGTTACTCCAACAACCGCTGCAGAAGAGGGTCTTCCAGTGCTCAACACAGCGGATGTATCTGCTGGGATATAATAATCTGTGTGAGAGGCAGGCGAAGTTCCATCTCCAATTTTCACATGAACTGGTTTGGTAACCGCAACAATTCTGATAGAATCAGTTTGATGAGCGAATGCACTGGTTGTAGTGCCAGCTCCACTGGTAGCTATTGATTGTCCCGCGCCTACTGGATTGTGTGCCATTATTTTCTAAAATTCATTTACTGATTATTTATAATTTACTCTGCCCCTTCAATTGAATCCTCAGATTCAATTTCAACTTCGTCTTCTACTTCAACTTCATCATTACCAAATAATGAGTTGACAGCAACTGGACGATATGCATCAACCCGTTCGCCGGATTTTGCATACAAAAATTCCTTAATTTTATCGCTGATTTGGGACGGCGACTCATCACTCACCATCATATCTAAGAGTTCTTCCATTTACTTAATAATTTACTACTGGTATTTATATCTCACCACCCTTAGGCATTTCAGGTGCCTCAGTTGACGATCCATCAACTTCAGGTTCCATAACAGGTTTTCCAAGATCCATGCCTGCTGTTGAATCAATAGGCATACCAGTTTGAGGATCTACTGGAGCATTTGGATCAGGAATAATACCTGCTTTGATTTCCTTTTCAATGAGTTCATCCTGCTCAAGAATCTCCACATCAGTTTGACGCAGAATCTTACGTCTTACATAATCTTGAGAGTAGTATTTGCCAATATAAGGTTCTGCTGCTTGTAGACTATTCAGTCTTTCGTTCAACAATTCAGATTCCTTGAGTTCTGCAAAATGATTATCATATAAGAAGTCATATTGAATATGCTCACTCATCGTATCCCAATCTTCTGGGGTGACAATGTTCTTCAGAATAAGTTGCGTCTTCAACATGTCAGAGAACATCGCTGAGAATCTTTTTCTCAAACGTCCTACAAACTTGCTAAACTTTACCTCATCTCTTAGGATCTCAGAAGATCTCCCCAAGTTAAACCCACCATCTCCTTCAATTCTTGAGATAGGAACATTGAGGGACTTGTACAGTTTTTTCTTAAAATATTCAATATCAGTGATTTCTCCAAGGTTTTGACCTCCTGGCAGAGTTGAGATTTCTGTTCCCCTTCCACCCTCTCTGCGGGGCAACCAAAAATCTTCAAGCATTGACATGAATTTTTTGTCATCACGTATTTCTCCTGTGCTTGCGTCATACACCAACTTATTACGATAGCGCATCATCACATCGCGCAGGTATTGCTCTGCTTTTACTTTTGGCAGATTACCAACATCAATATAAAAAATTCTGCGCTCAGGTGCTCTTGATAATCTATAGATTACCAAAGAGTCTTCAATCATTCTAAGTTGATTGAGTGCTTTGATTGCTTTATGGAGGTAAGAAAGTGTGTTACCTTTATTGCGATCTACAAGACCTGATGTGCAATAAGTGATAGAATCTTTGGTCATCTTGATTCCGCCATGACCACCCATTGATGATGGGTTAGTTGTTGGATAAGATGTTTTAGGATTATAGATGAAGTATTCCTCTACCTCAGGAAACTCATAATCCATTGGATTGTCATTATTCAGATTACCAAGTCTGAGGTTAGTTTCCTCTCTTGATTTCTTTTTCGTTTGTCTCACATAACGCATTTTCATTGCGTCAATATAACGCAATTCTTGAATCCCCTCTTGGGGATTTTTCATATCAATTACTTTATGGTAGTATAATCTTCCGTCAATATACCAATTTCTATAAATCTCGTGTGCTTTTCTATCAAAGTCGAGAAGTTCTAAGATATACTTGAATTCTTCACGTATCTTTTTCTTGATACCATCACTGGCATTCAAGTTTGATAGTTCAATTTCTACAGGAGAATCATTTGTATCAACAACAATCGCTTCATTGACTACATCTTCAATGGCACTGTCACACTCTGGGTGCAGTGACATCTCTCTATATCTTTTTAGTAAATCAAACTCAGTTCTGTAAACACCTTCAATATCTACATAAGATCCAAAAAATCCACTACTTAAATAGTGATCAACCCCGTCCTCATTATTAGGAGGTACGGGGGAGACAACTGAAGGGGGTTGCTTCTCATTATCTTCAATAGAGAAACCAAATAACTTTGCCATGATTTATGTTACTAGATCTGCCTTTTTTATTATTTAGGCAGGATCCTTAGTGTATGCTCCGGGCTCCCAGTATTGAACCTGGAAGTCAACTGTAAATTCTTCAATAGCATCTGTGTTTTCGTATGACAGAGCAATCTCAGAAATGTTAGTTGGGAAGATATCAAAGAAAGTGTAAGTTTTCAGTGGAGTTACTGGTGTTCCACTTACGGAACCAGATGCACCTTCTGCAGATGCACCTCTATCAGCACCTCTACCAAGTTGATGAACGAGTGCATATGTCATGTAGTCGCTAGGATTAGTAGCACCAGTATTATTACTGTTCTTGCTAATTCCTTGCATCCATGCTTCAAATGCAGTTCTCAGTAAGAAGTTTTCATCGTTGATAACGGTGACACTCCATACATCGAATGTTCTCTCACCAGCAACCTTCAATTCTCTTCCTCTAAATGGAATTGAAATGGGGTTGATATTAGATGCAGGGAGGTTTGCTCCCTTGCACATGAATTTGAATAAATCAGATTCTTGACTGTCGCCAGTTCTCCAAACATTTGCACCAGCGGCAACTGGGAATGATGGGATCTCAACCTCAAATAAATTGGGTCTTGCACCACCACCACTCAGTTTTGATTTGAATGCTGTAATTGTTCTAAGCGTAGACATTTAATGTTCCTCCTATGTGACTTTGTGATAAATGGTTAATTAAACTCTACCAGCCACTTCTTCAAAACTTACGCCAGATCTGGTGGCGACGAATGTCAAAGTAATGTAGTTGATTGATTTGGTTGGTTTGATGAAGATGTCAGCCCTAAACTCATTGTTATCAACAACATCAGGTGTGTTATTTGTTTCATCACAAATAACTGTGAAGTCGATAATACCTCTCTTCGCCTGAACATCACGAAGGAAAGGTTCAACGATGTTGACGAAGTTTGCTCTCGTTGTCTGATCATTTAGTTCAAACAGTTGAGCTTGTGCTGATCTTTCAAGTGCTTGTTCGATTGTGAGGAACAATCTACGAACATTGATACGATCAAAGGCAGATGGGAATGAAAGACCCGTCTTGTCTCCAAAGAGCAGAACTCCTGTTCCTGGTTGTGCCAGGATTGGATTTACTCTCGCAGTGTAAAGTAAATCTCTTTGTGCCTTTGTTGGATTATATGAGAGTTTGACAGCGTTATTAAGGATACCTCTTTGCTGTCCCGCTGGTGAGAACCATGGGAAAGAAGTTAAGGTAGTTCTTGTCATCAGTCCAGCAACGTCAGCGTTACATGGAATATAGCGGAACTTATTATTGAATCTATCATACATGTACTTGTAACCACTATCAAAGATTCCATAAGACGAAGAACTCAATGCACTGAAGAATCTGATAACATTATCAGTTTGAGTGGTTGTATTTGTCAGATCGACAACGTTTGCTCTGTGAGGAGAAATAACAGCGACACAATCTTTTCTCTCATTTGCAATTGAGATAAGTTTGTTTGCCTTTGCTTGAGAATCAGTTTCTACGCTGCAACCTGGACCTTGAATCAGGTAGTCAACAGCAACTTCATCCTTATTAGCGAATAACTCGTAACCAGTAATGATTGGTCCAAGTTCTGCCTTCATTCCTCCAGCAGCAGAGTAATCTACTCCACCCTTCAGAGTATATGTGCTGTTTCCAATAGCACCGTAGGTAATGCTCTGTGCCTTTTGTCCCCAAAGTCCTTCAGAAGTTGTAAAAGGAGTATATGCTGTTGAGAATCCAGTGGCAGTTGGTGTTGTTACGTTGTAAGCATCAGATGCTTGAGAAGGATTGTAACCAGCGTAAATGTACTCTGAGAAGTTTGCCAGGAAATCTTTGTAGTAAATTCTTTGTGGAGAATTGACTTGTGATACAGCATCAGATGCCTTAGAAATTCCATTGAATTTCTCAAGGATGTTACCTTGAATGCCTGTTACTGATCCTGTGTCATCTACGATAGCGATATTAATCGCATCGTTCCTACCATTTCTATCTTGAACGAAAGTATTCGTCCTAGGTTTAGGTGCAAGTGACTTCCAGTAAACAATAGAATTTTGTAATCCTAAAGTTTGATTATCATACCAATCTGCCACACTTGTAGCATTTGTGGTGACTGCCGTTGATAGTCCTGAATTTACTCCAGAATTATTGACAAAGAACAATCGATCACCTGATTCAAAAGATGAAACGCTGTTTCCTTGTGCATAATCAATCTTTGTTTCTGTTCCTGCTGAGGAAACTCTTGAAACAACTTTGACATCAATTGAACTATTACCACTTGTAGCGTCAGTGACGATACCTGTAACGATACCCTTCAAATATCCAGTAAACAGTGATGTGGAACCAATACCTGCAAGAACCGTGCTAGTAATTGCTGTCGTAACACCGAATCCGATGGTAGCACCAATATTTGCTGGGTTGGTGGTAGCGATACCGACTGTTTGGTCTGCAATATCATCAATAAAACAGACTTTCAATTCATTGAGATATGATCCAGGTGTTTTACCTGCATATACATATTCAACACTCTCACCAGAGTGAGTGTTTTCGTAATTATCAAAGTTCTTGATCTTCAGACTGGTAGTGCTAGCATAACCAACAGCAGCATTTGATGTATTCAAAGTTGCGCCATCTGCTCTGCCAACTTTCAGTATTCCACCATATGAAAGGAATGATGATGCTGACATCCAATACTCATATTGAGCATCAGTTGAAATTGGTTTTCCAAAGGTGTTGATGAGTTCTTGTTCTGTTGTAATATCAACAAGTTCCTCAACAGGACCGATAGAAAAAGGACCTACGATGCCTCCAATATTATCTAATACATTCTCAGCTCTTCCTACTGTAAGGTCAACCTCCCTTACCAGTACTCCGGGAGATAATTGAGGAGTCGCCATGTTTTTCTCCGTGTTCTCAGTTTATCTGAAAGTATTTAGAATTAAGAGCACTTTCAGTGGGGAAACACGGAGTGAACTACCAATCTGGATATGACCAGTCAACAAATGGTGTCTCTTTCTTTCTTGTATCTATAATTCTTTTTATCGTACACTCCTTACATTCGTATGAATATGATGAAGCAACTGCACCTCTATTCTTTCTGGTTCTATAAAATGATTCAACTAAATTCTTAACTTCACCACAGGTTCTACACTTTCTATCTTGTAATAGAAGGTGACCTAATTTTATTTGACCATCAATGTCCACTACCTATATTCCCACATAAATGATCTATCACCATATTCATCTGCTTTGAACCATCTATCACCCTCATCATCAGTAAAACTAGCTTCGCCTAATCCATCATCCATAAAACCAAAAGGTGCCATGTCTTGTTCAATTTGATTTTTTTGTTCTTCGTATAATCTTTTTCTTACGTCTTGATCAGTCAACTCTTTGAAATAGTCCATTTGGACTAACCAAGCATAGATGACAAGACACATTGCTAAGTCATCATTACATCCTTCTTCTGCTTCAAAAGAATTGTGTTTAGATATAAATGTCGTCAATTCTGAAATGATATCATAATCACAGAATGTAAGTTTGTTTTCCTCAATCAATGTTTTTAGATTAAGTGATCCAACTTTTTTTACAGTCTTAGACATCTTGACACCAAGTTGAGTTTTCTTTCCAGAAAATCCTTGACCAACAATCTGTCCTGCTCTACCTCTCATGGAGCACATAAGAAGATTTTGATATTCAAGATCATACTGAAGAATACTTGCTACTTGATCTCCAATATCATTTACCTCACAAAGAACGAAAGCACTATTATAATTTTTTGCAACTTCCCAAATTATATTTGGGAATAACATTGGTTTGATATCATTATTTTTATATTTTGCAACAACTTGATGTGGAAATTGAGTTATGTCCACAACAACAAATGCAGAGTAATCTTCACCAACTCCTCTAGCAACGTCAACAGTAATTACATAATCATGATTATTTACAGGTTCATTATAAACGTCTAATCCTGCGTTTGATTTTCTAGGATTATCATAAACAAAACTTCTTAGTTTACTGGGTGCAATCAGCGTATCAATAGATCCTAAGAACTCACACTCAAACTCAATCTTGAATTGTTGTTCAGATGTGTTTGCAATCGTTTGTTCTTTCCATATATCATCTCTGCCAGGAACTTCTGACCAGTGAACATCTGTGGGGATATATTCATTCTTACTCTTTTCAGCATCATGCCACATACGGTAGAAATGATTCATACCGTGTGGGGTTGAAACAATAATTACTTTGGTGCTTTTACCAGAAGTAATAGTAGGATATACAGATGCAAAGAACGAGTCAGCGATGTGATTTGGGACAAACGCGAACTCGTC